AATCAGGATGTAATACCTGATGATTTAAAAGAATATTCTGATCTTTTAATTGAATGGTGGCCCATCAGAAAGAAAAAAGGTGGATCATGCACTACAAGCGTTGCTAACCGTATCTTTAAGAAGTTAAGGTCATTTCCTACACAAGATAGAAAACAAGCTCTTGAGAACGCTATAGCAGGTGGCTGGAAGGATTTATTTCCATTGAAGCAATCTTATAAACCAGAAGAACCAGAATTTAAGCCTAAATATTTTAAGGCCAGCGATAATGATTTACCGCCAACACTTGCTGAGATGGGCAAAACTGCTAAAGAACTTATGGAAGGTCAATTATGAAAACTATCGAACTATTAAAACCACTCGCTATCTTCAGAGATCAAGAGACTCATAAATATTTTGATGAGACTTTACAGAGATGGCTTGCTTTTTCTACAACAGAAGTTTGTAATGAGCTAACAGAAGAAGCTAAAGAAAATATCGAAGCTTACAGATATATCTGGCAGCCTAGAGGAGTAAAAGTACATGAATGTTTAGCTGAAAAGATGCTTGGTAATGGAGAGATTGAACCAGGTGATTACGAAGCATGGGTTGGACCATTACTTGAGCATGAACTGTTCACACATTTTGAACCAATGGCTGTGGAACTTATGATGTCTATACCAGATAAATCAGTTGGAGGTCAGCTTGATTTACTTGGATATGATACAAAAACCAAACAGATTAGATTGATTGATTTAAAAACCAAAGGTAATTCTAAATATGACGTCAGAAAAAGATTTAGAGATGGAATGATTCATCTTGAAGATGTTGATATGTATTGGAAAGAACCTTATCTAACTGATAAACAACTAGGTTGTTACATTGAAATGTTGAAACTAAACTATGGGATAACCCCAGATGTATGCAATACCATTTGGGCTTATGAAGGAAGGTGCATCCTTAACAATGACCAACCTACTGAAAGATGCGAAGCTGCATGGCAGGAAGCATGGACAAAATTTGAATTAAAACAGGAGTTATTTTAATGTCATCAAAAAAAGGTTTTGGTAATTCAAATTCTTATATTGGATACGAAACAGTAATTCAACCAAACAACAAAGTAAAGCAAGGCCAAATACATCCTGAGATTGGAAAAATTCGAGAAAAATTTTTAAGAAAAGATTTAAAACTTTTTAAAAAATTTGCTGTTAGTCATTTTTGTAGACCTTGTTATGAAAATGAAAAAGACACTTATCCTGATGAAGCATTTAAACATTTAGAAAATGGTAAAGATGATTGTGATTCTATGGCTTGTTTTCTTATAGATAGCGAAACAAGAGTAGCGTTACCACAAAATTCAAAAAAAATAAAAGGAGTTTAAAATGCCACAATTTCCAACCAATCCATACAAAGGTCAAATCTTTTATGACGCTGACTCTGACACAGTTTATGAATACTTTGTACCAAGAGAAGATGATTTAATTTGTAAGAAGTTAAACATTAAACCAAAATGGGTTGAACCTAGTTATGAAAGTGAATTAGTAAATGGATTATTTTCTAAAAATGGAAAGATTAGATATTTTTCATATAACAAACTAATGGATGAGTTTGGTTATACGAAAGACCAAATAACAGACCTTATGGATGAATTAAAAAAATGAAAAAAACTTTTGGAGAATGGTTATTAACCTATAAAGGTGATAATCCTAAAATACAATTACTTAGTGATGATTATTTATGTGATTACAATGTAAATTTTGTAAGCACAAACAAACCACATATTAAAACTGCTGAGTTGATGATGTGGCATATTGGGTCATGTCAAGGATCACAAGATGCCAAAGACGCTTGTAAAGAAGCTGCTGTTCTTTATGGAGAAAAATTAGAGGGATGGTATTAAATGAGATATATACTTGATATTTCAGGTAGAGACTTAAAACTAATTAGAGCATCTATTGTTAATTTTCAAAGAACATTAGCAATATCAGATCAAGCTGATTTTGATGGCTTGATAGGTGAATTAGATAATTGTTATCTATCCGTAACAAGACAGAAAAAAGAACAACTTAAATCTAAAGTTAAAAGAAAATGGAAAATAATGAGATGAAATGTTTTTACAGAGAACTTGATAGAAGGAAAAAGTATTTAATTACAAAATTAAATAATGAAATTGCAACACTTGAATGGCAATGGTTTCAAAAAGAAATTAGTGACAAAGATTATGTTGTGCAATTTGATGATATACAAAGACGGATTAGAGAACTGCAAGGATGAGCAACCCACAGAAACGCAAAGGTGATAAAGCAGAAAGAGAAGCAGCAGAATTGATGACAGAAGTTACTGGTTTTGAGTGCCAGCGAAATCTCAGTGCAGGGATTCCTGGAGATGTTGGAGATCTTCATGGTATACCTAATACTGTGATACAGGTATGTGATTGGGCTGATAAGAATAGAGCCTGTCTTGTTAAGCCTAGAGAAGTAGAAGTGCAGAAAGAAAACGCAGGAGTTGATTTTGTAGGAACAATGGTTAGGTTCAGAGGTGGCAAGTGGAGGATTGTGTTAACACCAGAACAATTCAATACATTGTTACAGGCTGCCTTGCATTAAGCACGATATAAATATAATATATTAGGTACAGTAAACTTTATTTACTAATGACCACAAAAGAAAAACCACTGCCAAAGCCTCAGACTCTTTCTGAAGCTCTTGCTATCTTTCAATCTAAAGTTAAATCTGCTGATAGAACAGGTACAGCAAAAGAAACTAGAAAAGATAAAAAAACCAATCAGTATGTAACTACTGAACGGAAGTATTCGACTCTTGAAGATGTTATCAAAGCAATTCAACCAGCAGCCGAATTAGGTATTTCACATACCCAAACTTTTGACTACATACCTTTAGGTCCAGATCAGCTTTTTACAGTTCTTACCACTACTTTATATTTCAAGGATGAAAAACTTGAAAGTAAATTACCTTTGAAAGAACTTAAAGGTTTTAATGTTATGCACGATCTTGGTATATCAATTACATATACCAGAAGATATGCTCTTGGTGCTGCCTATGGTATAGGTTCTGAAGAAGATGATGATGCTATGTCATTGAATCAGCCACCTGCAACTGAACCAGGTACTAGCAGAACACCCACTAAAGCTAATGAAAAACTTGCACCTGTTTCAGAACAGGCCATCAAGAATCCTCCAATAACAACTGAGGCTAGGAATCTTATACAGGTTGAACTTAAAAAGTTAAACGAATCAAATCCTGATAAGGCTAAAGAAATTGCAGCTTCTTTTATCAAGGAGTTTAAAGTTCCCAGAGTTACAGGATTCATTACAGAAGCTAGACATGGTGAGTTTCTAAGCCACGCTATTTCAAAGCTGGAGGAAACTAATGGATAAAAATGAAAGATTAACTTGCACCCCACATAACAAACAAGATTATGAGATGGTGCAATTATTATCTGATTTGGCAGATGTTACTTTATCTTCTGTTGTAGGACTAGCATTGCATGAATGGTTGAAAGACAATTTTGTTAATGAAGTTGAAAGACATTTAAAAGTTGAACACTTTCTTAATGAAACAGGCATACCAAATCATCGTCATGGATATACAGAGGAGGTATGAATCAAAACGAACTTGTACAAAGAGCTAAAGATGAAGTATTAGCTGAACTTACCAGACGCAAGCAAGAACGTAGAAAAGAATATAACACTAATGTTTTAAGTGTTAGAGCTAATGACGAGCTTGCTGCTAAAGTTAGAGACTATTGTAAAAAAAACAAAGTCTCTACTAATCAATTTTTTAAAACTTTACTAATTAATTTCTTTAATAACAATGGCTGAAAATCAATTTAATCCAGCACTTCCATTACCTATCAAATGGTCTATAGGTGATGATCGTTTTAACGAAGGCCAACAGGTCTTGAGTCTCACAATTCCAGTTGACTCTGTTACTCATTTCATAGATCATTTACAAAACCTAGTAGATCAAAAAGCTAAAGATGGAGAAGTTTACGACTTTAACAAAAAAGAGAAAGTTAAAACTCAATGTGTACAAATCTACTCTAAAGCGATGGATGGGCAGTTCGGAGTCTTTGGCAACATTAATCCACAGAAGCTTGAACGAGAGGTAAATGAAGAGTTACCGTTCTAAATCTAAAAGTAAATATTTAGTTAAAGATCCTAACTTAAATATTCACTTTGAAATAATAAATGGTGTACGCTACTGGCTTACACCACCTCCTTCTGGTTATCAAAAATGAGTAAGAGTCCAAATCCTTCTATCTTAAAATTACGCAAGCTTAAAGAAATAAGACGTAAAAATTTAGAAAAGAATTTTTTAGAAATACAGATGAAAGGTCAAGATCATTATGTATTTATTAATGAAAGAGGTAAAGCACAAGTTGTTAGCAATTCAGGTAACTGGGTAAGCGAACATATTAGAACTGCTGTTCTTAAATTTAATTATGAAATAGATAAAATTGATAAATTATTTATTAGAGATTTTACTGACGAAGAGCTTAACGAATACGAAAAAACTTCTTAATTGGATTAGTCGGTTTTTTTTGTTCTTTTCTCATTTCTAGTACAACACGATTTGCTTCTAGTTCTATAAGTCTATTTAACAATGAAGCCATAAATACATCTTGGTCAAATTTTTTTCTGACAAGATGAGTACAATATCTTTTTATATTATCTAAATCATTACTCTGCATAATTTCTCTACATTGCATTTCAATTTGCAATTCCATTTCTGGAGGTGCTGGTTCAATGTTAATGTTGAGAAATTTAGTAATTCTCATTTTACAGGAAATAACTTTTCCTCAATCATTTTGACGATTGCATCATCTATATCATTATCAGTTTTTGCAACCATAGCCTTTAGTAAAGATAGTGCTGCTTTACGCAAAGATTCTGATCTACCAAACTTGATAAACATTCCAATTAAAAATTTTGACATGACTTTTATATCTCTATTCCTACCTTAACGCTTATTGCCAATCTTGGCCTCAATCTTTATATTTATAGTATACCACTAGGATTATGACAACAAAAGACCCAAAAACCGAACCAATAATAGAAGAGAAAGAAGAGAAAGAAGGTCCCTCTCTTATCTCAAATGTAGTGCAGATGATTATACTTTTTTGGAGTTTGGCAGTAATTTCCTTTGCATATTTTGGAAATTCAACCAGACAAATTGATACAACTTTCGCTGCTGGACTTTTGGCATCAGTGATGCAAAATATGGGATTACAGGTCAAAAACAATAGTAATGGCAAGAAACGGCCTAATAATGTAACATCAGGTAAAGATCCTTCAACTAAATGAAAAAATTTCTTCCACTTTTGCTAGTTGCTGGTATTCCAGCTTCTTATGCTGGAGGCATAAGTCATTCAATTTCTTCTTCAGTTCAACTTGAAGCAGTATCGGCTGGAAGTATTGCCGAGAAAGTTTCCAGTTCCTACAGTATCTCAGGTAGCGGTGTAACTACGCTGGATTCTGATGATGCAAATAGTATTGGTGGTTTTGGAGGTGCAACAGATGGCGTACCATCAATTACTTTTCCAGATTCAGTTGCACAAACTACAGCAGGTGAAGCTTTTAACTACACTACTAGCTACATAGAAGGAGATGCTACACCTTCCGCAGCAGCTACAGTAGGTGAGATACCAAACTTCTCAAATATCACATCAACTGAGGCAGCAAGTGTTGGCACAGCAGATATTGGTTTAGATAATCATACAATTACCTTAACTCCTGGAACTGGTACAGGTGTTACGCTTACTGGTTCTTTTGTTACCGACCTAACCATTGACTGATGTGGAGGACACTTCCGTTTGTTTTTCTTATATCTAGCCCTGTCTACGCTGTGCCTGTGGTTCCTAACTTCACTCAGGGTTCAAGCACCTCACGCACAGAAACTACCACAAACATTACAGAATCTATACGAACATCAAACTATAATTCTGGATACACATATTCAGTTACAGGATCAGGTATCAAGCATGATGGAAAAACTATATCTGCTCCAAATGCAACTGTCACTGAAAATATAAATGGTACGACTTACACATGGACAGGTTTAGATTTAGGAGAAAAACCAAATTGGTCATTAAACAAACCTGGAGATGCCTTTCAATTTACAGAGGTCTATACGCCACCTGGTCTAGAGTCAGTTTCAGACGTAACACGCACGATCCAATCAGAAAGCGTAACAGATACAACTACAATTTTCTCGCAGTAATAGGATTATTATTTGGGAGTCCAGCGTTTGCTAATACCTCAAACACTGCTGCTCCCTCTGCTTCTGCTTCTGGATCTGTCTCAAACTTCGCAACACAGGTTTTACAAGGAAATACTATAGAAAATCATTATGGAAACGGTATAAGATGTCAAGGTCCACAAATGTCATTTAGCCCATTCGTTACCACTTCGTTTAATCAAAAACGACCATTTGATTACACCTATTTAACTCCTGTATATAACGATGCTACAGATCCAGAGACAGGAGAGCTAACAAATCCAGGTGAAATATTATTTTATAGAGAAAATTATAGTGGTAACAAAGATTCTTTAGGATTGAATGTAGGAGCAGCATTAACATTTACTTTTCCATTGGATCAAAGATTTCAAGATCAATGTTTAAAAGCAGCCACTACCCAAGAAAAAATACAAAGTCAAATACTATCTAAAGAAAGGCTCAACTACGAGCTCGCCCGTTTAAAGAATTGCGGGTCGCTTCTTCAAGACGGAATCCAGTTTAAAAAATCATCAAAATTTTATGCCCTTTGTGAAGATATTATTGTTACTGAAAAAATGAATCAAGTATTACCGCACACTCATAAATTAGAATAAGCATTGGCCCTGGGCTCACTACCTACTCGTTGGAGTAGAGGCTGTCAGGTAAGCAATGCTTATATATCACATTAGCATCAATTAAAGCAGTAGACAAGCACGGTTAGACTTGTCTACCTAGACGCCCTATCCATTGCCTTGTCGAATAGGGTTTTATTATCTTACAACAAAACAAAAAAAATAGGTAAGACCTTCTCAACCATCTTACCTATCTTAGTGTGCAATGACCCTCCCAGACCAGATGAAGGAGTCATCTTTAGTATAACAGAAAATCAAAAGATAGAACTTGCATCAGCTATTACTGGTTCTTCAATACCTGCTGCCTGTTGTGCAGCCATGTATTTTTCATACTGTTCATACTCTGCTGCTTCAAAGTATTTTTCTTTAAGAACTTCTTCAGCTTCAGCAAAGTAAGCTTCCAAAGCTTTTCTTACAAGAGAAGAAATAGAAGTACCTGGGCCAGCATGATACTTCAACAACTTGTGCTGATGTTTTGTTATCTGAACTGTTAATCGTGATAGATTTTCATTCATCATTTAAAAGTAGTTAAGAACATTGTAGTATCAATTTGATGTCATAGTCATTATTTTATTGGTTGATGGCAACTCAATGAAATCTCTGAAAGGATCATCTTTAGGAACTTTAAGATACTGAGTATCAAGACCAATCATAAAATTATGGGCTGCTCTAACAGTAAGAGCAAAAGCTTCAGCACTATTCCAGTAAGATCTTTTAAGACTACTATCACAAGATTTGGTAAAAATAATCTGTGCTGCTCTATCGTATGGCTTAATATCTCTATCAATGCCATCAATAGGACTTGCCATACCTGTAGTGACAATATTTAACCAATGCAATGCTCTTTCTTTAGGATTCATTGTATGGTTATATTTTTTATGTCTTGAGTGTTGACTGTTATAAGTCATCTCAGCATAAATTTTTAGTGCTGCTCCTAAAAAAAATGATCTAACTCTAGTTGTATTAGTAGGACAAACTTTACCCATAAGATAAAGAAACTGATTATGTTTCAAATAAGTTTCTGCAACTATGGCATCATGGCATGGTCTAGAGTATTGCTCAGTACCAGTTGTGCTATTTATAGCAGCCATAGCGTGTCTTATGGTTGCACAATCTCTTCTACTTATCCTGACACCACTAACAGTAATACGATCAGACATACACCTAGACTTACCAACATCCATAATCTGTTTAGATTTGCTAGGCATATTTTTAACAACAAGAAATGGTTGAGTCATTCCTGTCTGAACAACAGCCATTAATCTATGCTGACCATTAACCAAAGTGCCATCTGCATCAAAACAAATGGCAGAATCAGATAAGATGAAACGATTATTTCTCATTTCTCTTTTTAATTCTTCAAGATTATTTGTACTAATCTTGCGATTATTTTCAAAGTTTTTTGTTAGATAAAACTGTGCTTTTTCTGGTGTAATAAATTCTAGAGAATAGTCTAAGCCCTCATATACAGTTGAGAGGGCATTTGTAACTTGGTTGGTCATGCTTCTTCCTGATTAGTTAACTTTTGAAGTATTTTTTCATCATTAGTTCTTTCATACTCACGAACCATTGCCATATCTTTTTCAAGTTGTTTGATTCTTGCAAAAATAATATTGCCAAGTTTTTTTAGCATTGTGTCATGTTCAATACCTAAAGTATTGATAGAAAGTTCAAAAAAACGTAAGAATTTGTGACCTGACATTGAATATTCATCAAGACTGTTTCTATTATCTTTAAAAAATAAATGAACTTTATCGTTCAAAATATCATTGTCAAAATAAAATTCGTCATTATCGTCAAGATGACGAGTTGTTTTGCTTTGCATGGAAAGTTTCATAAAACCTCATAAATGTTATTGCCTTTATAGTTTATCATTAAAATGTCATCACTTTGTATATGTTTTAAAATCGTAACAATGTTATTCTTTTTTCTTTGTTAGTTTCTTTATCACATTTTTAACTATTGGTTTTACTAAATTAAGAATGATCGGAGCAGAACAGCCGACCAGAGCAAGACTAAAAACCCCAGTAAACTGCTTAAAACTTGGAATGTATTGGGAGATGAACGGTACGTTTTCATACAAAGTGATACATTCAATCCCATTTTGCCCTCTTTCATAGCCAATAACACGTTCCAGCTTCTTATCGTTACGAAAATCCCCGATTTTTTGTTCTTTGTTACTAGGACAGGGTGGTATTTCTAATTTTTCATCTTTTTTCCTTTGTGGTATCTGAGGCTTTTGTTGCGGAGGTTGCTGTTGCTTTTGTTCCTGTTGTTTTGCAGGTGCAGTATATATAAAATTTGCAGGGTTATATTCAAGTGGTTCATAGCTAGGGATATTAAACGTACCACAGGCTTGGTATGTGCCTAGCTCATCTTTATTAATTAGTCCTGTAAGGTTATTTCTATGAGCATCAACACATCCTGGAATATCTACAACTGGTTTATAAATAACATCTAATATTGGTGTCTGTACCTCCCATAAACGTATTTTTGGAACGTAAACCTCTTTTATTTCAATCTTTGGGATCTTCGTCACCTACATCTCCAATAGAAATAGACCAGCCATCTTTTCCAAACGTACCTTTCTCTATTACTTTAGGTTTTTCTTTTGCATTTTCTTTTAACCAATTTTCGTGATATTTTTTTATTTGAGTTTCTAATTCTATATCAAACTTAACCATTCGCATCCAATCAATAAACTTATCTATGTAATGTTTTATTAGTTTTTTAAAAAATCCAAATACCATTAATCGTAAGCATCTCTTGGTAGATATACTTCTACAAAAGAATTACATTTAGGACAGGAAAGATTAGTTACCATGCTGTATTCACCAGACATAATTGGATGATCTTCACCATCTAAACTATGATCTCCACCCCAAATTAGTTCAGTTTTACAGTGCCAACAATTCATTGTTCCCACTTACCTTTTGTTTCCCATTCGATGTGTTCTCTGTTTCTTTTTTCAATGTAATCCCAGAATTGTTTTGAATCATTACTCATTTCAATCATTGGGCCTGTTACTTTTGGCATTTTTTTATCTATCTGATTAGGCAATATCTTACCTACACCTTCCATAACCTTTTCCATCATCATCGCTTCAAACTGTGGACTTGTTACCCATTTGTAAGCTGTCCAGCCAGCACCTATAGTTGTTAAGCTTATTAAGAATGATAAAATAGATAATATTGAAGAAATCTTGTTAAGCATTTTAAGACTATTTGTATTACTTACCATTATAGGAATTACCCCTTTCTATGTCACGTTAGGGATTATGACTCGTCAACTTAATACAAAAACTACCTCATAGGGATAAATCTTGGAGGACCTGGTCTGTAATACTTAGGAGGAACACAAGGTCTTTTTAAACTGCATTTTTTAGGCTTTCTTGGCAGACGACATACAGTTACTAATTTATCACTTTTGCATCTTTTTTTTCTAAGTCTACCTTCTGGAAAGTGATTTCTTGGTCTATTAGCTTTACCTTCTGGAGAAACACCAGCCTCAATAATTGTTGGGAATAATAACCCGATTAAAAGAAATGTTGAAAATAATTTTTTCATTAACTAGCTGGTACGAAACTTCCTTGTGTTGGTGTTTTTTGTTCACTTATATCAAGAACAAGATTATTTTCAATACTTGCAACTTCATCCGTTCCAAGGACTGCTTTTACATCAGCAATAATATCTGCTGTCTTTAAATCTGTTCTTGTTGTAAGAGAGCTTGGTTTTGTTAAAAGAACAGAACCATAACGATAAGAACTATAATCTCCGTCTACTCTAGTTGCTGTCCAATGTGCAGTATGACAAAAGCCATCGTCTACATCATAATCAACATTAGCTAATGCCCAAGTAGTAGTTGCCATGATAAAAAATACTTTTACTAATAGTTTAACCTTATTCTACGACTTCGCTTGGAGTTTCAACACCTTCTTCTTCTTTTACTAATCCAAGTAATTCTGCATATTGAGCATTTTTAACCATAAATTGTTCATAAACAATAGCATTTTCTTTTTCTTTTTGATTTGCTTCAGTTCTTAATTTATCTATTTCTGCCTTTTCAGCATTGAATTTATCAGCAAGAGCTTGTGCTTCGTTTTTACGCTCTTCGCATCTGTCAGATAGTTTTGACATAAAATTTTTGTAATTATTTTAAAGTGTAGCTACTGGAACGTATATCGGCAATACGGTTTATGCTGACTCTAATGCAGCAACTTTAGTGCTTAATTCTTGAATTGCTTTTATTATTGGAGAAATAAATTCTGTATATCTTAATGCGTAACAGTCATAAGGATCTACAGTATTACCTTCTGCATCTTCTGTGTGTGTTGTTTTAACAAAACCAGCAAAATCTTTTGTTGTTTTGCCTATTTGAGATATAACAGTTTCTATTTCTTGAGCGATCATTCCATAATGAGTTCTACCTGATTCACCATCATTTCTTTTGTAAGATACTGGATTTAATTTATTTATAAAATCTAAACCTAAATCAGAGGTAGCTATTGTATTTTTTTCATTTTTGTCAGAACTTTCAGTTAAGTTAACACAAAAAACATTATCAAATCTATGAGTACTTGTGTTTCTACCTAAATCAATACTAGCTAAAAGTGGTGAAAAGTGATCATTAGTAAAACGATAACGGCTTGCACCACCTATAGAAACACCAATTTGATTTGATGAATGTCTTAAAAATCCCATATTACTGCTGTTTCTAAATGACAGGCTTGGAGTACCTGCCGAGCCGTTTGGAAGTCGTATTTGATTAGTTATAACTAGGTCATTATCAACCATTAAATCGTATGTTGTTGTTTCTTTGGCATTATTATCAACAGTAAACCAAGTTGCACCTGCTCTTTGTCCTTGAAATGTTTGTATAGAATTTGAACTTCTTGTCATTTTAAATAAGTTTCCACCACCACCACCGCTATCATTTAAACACTGAATTACAAACTCGTTTCCAGATGTTAGTTTAAAATCCCATCGTTTGCTATTTGCAGAAGCATTTGTATCTAACATACTTATGTTCGGTGCATCTCCTGTACTTCTAATCCCTCCAACAACGCTTAAAGGTGTTTCTGGACTTGATGTACCTATACCTAAGTGTCCAGCAGATGTTAGTCGCATTTTTTCACTGCCTTTTATATTGACAATGAAAGAAGGAGTAGATGTAGCTGAAAATCTGTCAACGTCAAGGGCTGCATTACCTTGACTCGAATCAGCATTAAGTCTGAGTACTGCGTTTGTATTGGTGTCCTCTAGGGCTATTACTGGTGAAGTGCTCTTTAAATGCAATAAATAATCTGGGGTTGTTTCACCTATGCCTACTCTTCCAGAAGAATTAATACGAAGACGTTCGCTACCAGCAATGCTAATAGACAAATTATTATTTTGGTGATTATATTGAATTTCACCAGCATTAGCATCTTCTGGATCGCCAAACATTATTCTGTTTGAAACAGTATTAGGAGATAACATCTGCAAAATACAATGACTATTGTTTTCAGCGGTTATAACAGCATTACCATCAGAAGATACAGTACCAGCACTACCTTTATGTACATGAAGAGATGTATCTGGACTTGTTGTACTTATACCTACCTTTCCAGCAAAATAACCCTGACCTTTATAACTAACACTAAAGGTATCAGTATCGCTATTATTTCTTACTTTTAATCCTTTATTACTATCAGTTGCTTGTGTAGACGTAGATTTAGAAATAATACCACTAGAAGCAGAATCTAAAACTAATAAATTTCCTGTTACTTGCGCTCCTGTACTGCTTGTAAAAAATCTATTACTTGCTCCATGTCTTAAATAAACACCGCCACCTGTAAAAAACTCTGCTATTGACGTATTATTAGCACTATCATATATTTCGACTTTACTACCATTACTTTGAAGGCTTAAATATCCTCCTCCTGACTCGCTAATTATTGAAAGACTGTCTGAACTTCTGTGAAAAAATTGAAAATCATCTGAATTTCCTAACCTTAATGCTTTATCATCTGCTAAATCTAAATGTCCTGTTTGGTTTACATCACCATCTGTAGAAATAGTCCATTTGTTAACATTACTTCCACTTACATTATTCTGTAATCTAAAAGTATTATCACTTGCTACTGATACCAATTTCCATCTATCGCCATTATCGTCACCTTCATCTGCAACTAATTGCACAGCAGCATCAGAGCTTTCAAAACCTGTAACTTGTACTATCGCTTCACCGCCTGAATCTCTAATATCTAACTTAGTATTTGGACTCATTGTACCTATACCCACTAGACCAGCAGAATCTATTACTAATCTATCGGTAGGAGAATTAGCACCATCAGCTGTTGTACTGAATATTAAAGAACCTGGTAAGTCATCTGCTCCAGGAGTTCCATCCACTTTAGCTTTTATGGTGGCTGCTCTAGTAATTAAATCATTACCATCAGCACCACAAAACTGTATCTCACCTAAATCATCATTATCTTGAACAATGGTTGTGCCACCAACTGATGCGGCTCTAGATTTTCCTAAAGATAAGAAGACAGGATTGTTATCAGCACTGTTTCTTGTTATCGAAAGACCATTTACATTTGTTCCTTCAACTTGAAGTTTTCTAGTAGCAGAACCTCCTATACCTCTTGAAGTAGATGTTCCGACAAGTAAACGCTGTGAACCATCAGCCCTAAATGTTTCAGCACCGCCAGTTTCAACAGAAACAGCATTAGCAGCAGGGAATCTTATAGCGGTATCTGTATCGCCAGAATGAATTATTTTATCTGGAATAGTTAAATCACTTGTAGATGTTATAGCTCCAGTTACAGCTAACGTACCAGTAACACTTACTCCAGTATCGGCAGTTAATCTTGTTGTTCCTCCAGCAGTCAAGCTGACAGTATTAGTTCCACCAAATATTCCGCTATCACTATCACCAAAATTTATTGCAGCAGCAGAATTACTTCCATTGGGCATTGTTAACGCACCAGTTAAAGTTCCTCCTGCCGAAGTCATATATGCACTATTACTTGTTGCTCTTTCTGCATCAGTTACTGCCTTTAATCCAGCAGGTGTTACGACTCTATTGGTAGCTGTACCAGTTGTAGTCTCACTAGTAGTTGCTAATTCAGCAATACCTGAAACTGTAGTCGTAGCAGTAGGTGTACTGACAGACCCTGGACCAAATATTTTTACGATAGTATTATTACTGGCTCGCATAAACCCACCAATACTATTTATATTTGCATTTAGTGCTATTTCGCCAACCGCAGGTAAATCTGATGTACTTGGTGTACTATCCTGTACGACACTATTCTTTAATTTAATTTGAATCGACATAATTTACCTTAACTTAATTAAAGGATACATGAAATTAGTAAGTTCCTCCACTGATTACTGAAACATTCGCAAACTGACCACTTGCTTGAAGTACTAATAATTGACCAGTAGTAGGACTTGATAATGTAACATCTGATAAATCGTTAAGACTAGAAACACTTCCAGGTCCAGATAAAGTATCAATTCTATCCCAGTTATCAGGCCCTACGCATAAGCACCAATCACCTGCATCAAAACTTGTGCTTGGTACAACTGCTGTACCATTTCCAGGGGTTACACAAACAAAGTAAGCACCAGTTAATGTTGATGTACCTGCTGGTATTGCATTACTTACAGTAAAACCTGCTGATGTTCCAAATGCTGTTAAGGTAACAATTAAACCATTAGAAGCGTTAAATGTTCCGCAGAATCTAAGGTTTTCTTCTGCTAATCGACCAAAACCAACAGAGAAAAAGCTGTTACCATTAAATATTCTTAATTGTCCTGTAGATTCTTGTAGCCATTGAACACCTGTTGGTAAGTTTGAAATATCAGGTGATGCTTCTTGTATAAAGGTAATGGCGTTATTTGCTATTTTGTCCATTGTTATGGAGTCATTAGCTAAAAATGATGTTCCAAATTGTCCTGTTGTAATTTTTGTAGCAGCAAGATCAGGAATATCAGCTTCAACAAGAGCTTCTCCATCTGTAACAAAACCTTGATCTGAAACAGTTACTTTCGCATATGTACCTGCTGTTACTCCACTATCAGCAATGGATAGAATACCTGTGTTTGAAACAGTTAAAGGAGCAGAAGAAACAGGTACTGAAATTGCACCTATAGCAGAAGTAGTCGCTTCAGGTAAATCTCCTCCCGTTATTGCAGTTACAGATGTTATTAAACCTTGATCGTCAAAAGTTATTCCTGAAATTGTCGCTGCGGTAATACTATTACTTATTGAAATTGCACCTGCTGCTGTAACAGATAAACCACCTGCTGTTGGTACGCTTACAGCACCAACTGTGGTTGTTGTAGCTTCTGGTAAATCGCTTGCAACTAAAGCTGTGGTAGCTGTAATCAATCCTTCAGAATTATATGTAATACCACTCATAGCAGCAGCACCACCTGCAACTGCATTATTTATGCCTAAATTACCTGATGCTACATTTAACGATCTGTCTATATTTGCAGTATTTAATTTAGTTGCTGTTATCGTTCCATCTGTTATTTTTGTACCTGAGACGGCTGAAATTTTAACATCTGTAACAGCAGAGTTAGCTATAGCAGCCGTATCAACAGCACTATCAGCTAATTCACTTGCGTTAATAGCATTAGCAGCTATTTGGGTTGCAGTAATAGTATCATTAGCAATTTTTGCAGCAGTTACAGCATTAGCAGCAATTTTATCTGTAGTTACATTTAAATTTAAAATTTTGGCCGTAGTAACTGAATCAGCAGCAAGTTTTGCTGTAGTAACAGCTAAATTAATTATATTTGATGTATTAATTGCATTATCTGCAATTTTAAGTGCGGTAACGGCAGCAGAAGCGATCTTTCCACTAGTTACTGCTAAATTTGCGATGGCAGCAGTATCTACAGCATTGTCAGCTAATTCATTTGCACCTACAGCATTAGTAGCAATTTGAAGTGCTGTAACAGAACCCGATGTAAGTTTTGCTCCTGGAATATCACCATCACTAAAATTAGTCTTAGCAAAAGTAACAGCACTATCTGCAATTTTAGGAGTAGTTACTGCTGTAGCTGCTAATTTGTCTGTCGTAACATTTAAATCTGTAATTGCTGCTGTATCTACTGAATTATCTGCAAGTTCACTAGCAGTTATTGCATTTGCTGCTATTTGTGTAGCTGTAATCGTATCATTAACTAACTTCGCTCCAGCTATAGTCGCATCAGTAATTTTTGCGTTAGTAACTGCACCATCAGCTAAAGTTTCAGTAACAATTTGACCTACAGATAAAGGATAAGTAAGGGCTGTTGCTGGTATTGATCCTGCATCTACTAATGCAAAAGCACCTTGTACAAAATTCTTTGCAGTTATTTTTTTGGTTTCCGTTGCACTAACATCTGCAACAGCAATCGGGTCTGTTGCTTGTAAATTAGCTGAACTTAATTCTGGTAATTGTGTAATCTGTAGATCAGCCATGTCAAATAACCTTTAAGTACATCATAAATCTAATTTTAAGTATCTTCAAGTAGAATACCACTGCCATCTTCTTGAAGTATCAAGTCACTGTTTTCTTGTAATAAGAATGATGGTGGAATACCGTTATGAAGTCTAATTTGACCGTTAGTTATAAATTCTATTCTTGCTTCCACTAATCCACTTGCAGGTACGTTTATTGCTACATTGGTAACAACACACATTGATTGATACCAGACACTATTTGTAGATTGACTTGGATCGTGATAAACATAAAATCTGCCTTCAAAATCTGACCCCTGTTGCATACGTACCAATAATTGACTTAAGTAAACAGGAAACTCTGGGCTTGCGAATCCAGGGGTATCATTTTGAAAATTTCTATGTTGCCAAATTGTCTGTATTGTTCCTTGTCCTGATATAAGTCCATTTTCATATTGCTTTCTAAATTCTTGTCCTAAATTTGTAATATCAATCGTATCTCTATTTGTTGTAATTTCAAATTCAGTAATCTTTGCAACTGGTCTAAATCTAGTATTTCTGGTACGCATCAATATATTTTTTGTAGTAGATGGTGCAGTCAGTGTAAGTGCATTTGTAACTTCACCTGCCAAAGCTGTTGCAAAAGTGTCGTACAACCTTATCCCACCCATATCATCAATATGAATAAATTTACGCAAATCAGGAAAATTGTGACCAGATAATAATTCTAAATTGGTATTGTCTGTAGTCTCTATTTCAACCTGATCTCCTGTAATTAACGATCCAGAAATATTTTCTACTGAGAATCTTTTTTTAGTTGTATTTACATCAGCAGGATTTAAAGATGTTGATATATCTGAATTTAAAGCATCACGTTTTAACTCAATAAAACCTGTTGATCCAAAATATATGGACATTAGAATCTATTACTATGAGAACGCCCATCTATATCAAAACTAATATCTGCTGACATTACTTCTCCCACTGCATTTGTCATACTAAAACTTGTAATTACAGCATCAAAATCTATTCTATGATTATCGTCTGCTTGCAGCCTAAATCTAACTTTTGGTCTTTCGCTACTAGATGAAGGAAGTATTGTTGATATAATCTTGCTTGATAAGACTCCACTATTGTTTTGTTCTGTTGTTGATTCAGCATAATAATAAATACTGGCAGAACCAGAACCGCTTGAAATTCCTGAAATTATAGTTCTATCGTGATCTCCCAAAGATACTGTTTCTAACACTGCGGTATTGACTGTAAATGACCATGACCTAACTTTAACTGCTTCATCTGCTGCGGTATCAATAGCAGTTTCAGCATCGCCTACAAATAACCTACCTTTAGATCCTGAATAATAGTTAGCCATTTCTCATAATGAATTTTAAATACATTCTAATCCCCATCGAGGCAAGCGACAAATTTACATTGAACATTTGAAATGCCAGGTCTTACACTTGTAAGTGTAGGAGGTCCATCAAATCTATATCTAAGTTTATATCCATTATTATTTTGTTGTGATACTTTTCTTCTTAAACCTGATGAAGTTATACCAGCTAAAGCATTTTTAT